GAAAGTATGTGCCTCATCTCCAAAAATTACTGCAAACCTATCAAAGTATTTCTTAGGTTGTTGATACAATGATTGCCAAGTTGAAATATAACAGAATTTTTCTGATTCTTTATCTTTTCCTGCATATATTCTATGACAGTAATAATCAGAGTTCCACCCATACTCCTTGAAATCAGAGAACATTTGTTCAACCAAGGAAGTAGTAGGAACCAATAACAATATACAATTACCATCACCAGCTAACATTAATTTCTGATAGTATCTTATCAGAATATAGATTATAAGTGATTTACCCGATGCAGTAGGACTAACAAGGAGGCTCCTGCCATTTCTGATACTATGATGCACTGCATCCACTTGATAGTCTCTAGGTTTAATCGATAATTGCAAACTTGATATAAATGATTCAACATTTTCTTTGTGTATGGAAAGAGGTGACCAAACACCCCCTGTTACTGAATAAGATCTTTTTTCTGCAAAATCTCTGATGTAGTTACCTAACCCACTGTAAATTTGATTAGTCCTACTATCAAATAATCTTATTTTACCATCCCACATTCTATTCTTGTAAGATGGCATAAATTTAGCCTCAGGAACCTCAAAACTGAAAAATTCATTCAGTTCTCGTGCAATACTCCTTTCACATTCTACTTGAAGATAGACTTCGTTTTTCTTATGGAGTATTATATCACCAGACATTACCCCACACCCATGTAACTAAAGATTTTCTTTGTCCTTTAGTAACAGGACTTACCTTATGCCATGTAGATGATGGAAAAAATACCATGCTACCAACGATAGGTTCTACAATTCTATGTCTAGATTTTAATAAGGGTGAACCTTCTTCATACCAAAATTCACCCCCTTCATAATCATTATTTAGAAACATAGTCATTGATATTTTTCTTTGTCCATTTGGTTGAATGTCATCAAAAATATCCCTATGCCAATCATAATGGTCTCCTTGATTATATTCTGCATATTGATATCCATCTAATCTGTTTAATTGATATCTCCATCGTTTGTTTGCTTTATTGACGGCTCCCCAAATCAAAGTATCTATTGACTTATTAGAATTTAACCAAGCTATATTTGTCTGTCTAGGATTTTTGTCTTCTTTTTTTCTATTTTTGTTTTCAACTCCTGCAATTTCCCAATTTTTAATTTCTCTATTAATCCAATTTTGTATTTGAGAAATTACAGATGGTTGAGGAGTAATAATAAATGCCTCAGTCCACATTATATTCCAGCCTCAAACTTTCTCCATTCTATTGCATTTTTTATTTGAAAAGAACGATTGGAAATGGACTTTACTACCTCCTGAAGATAGTCTACTACAGTTTCATAGTACTCAACTTTACCTTTGAGTTCTCTTATTTCTTCATCAGCTTCAATAAAAGTTCGTTCTTCATCTTTGGTTTTGAGTTTTAATGGGAAGTCTCCTTTTTCTTTATAGACATCCTCAGAAGCTTTACCTGTGTAGTAAATCCACTTATTCCGTTTGAGAACAGCATACTCACCTTGAGTTTTTTTGAGAAGTAATGAATGCTCAGTTAAGAGCTGTAGATACTTGGAATGTAGTGATGGGATTCGTAAGGACTCAATGTCTAACTCCAAGCTGTTAATCTTGAGTTCTTTCCTTACTTTTTCTTGTATTTCAGATAATGTCATAATATAAATTTAAGAGTGAGTCACCCAAAGCACCCAAATATGTTGTCGCACATTAAGTCGAGTGGACTATTTAATTAAAAATATGTCTGGATGACTCAAAACTATTTATGCGTTTCAAAATTATAGTACAAATAATTAAGGGTAACAATTCCTGACAGATAATCAACATCTGTATCTGCATTACTGTATTCTAGTGCAGACAAACTTGTTGGATACAAATCTTTAAATTTAATTTGAAGTTTTGGAAGATTTTTTGAATTGTATACAATCAAGGTTGCATCTGAATATAAAGCTGCATCTGTAGGGGTTTTACTAATTCTTGACCCTGCATCCTCAGACCTTGAGTATGAAGTAGGTCTATTACTAGTTCCAAGGACTTCAGTGTATTGTGGATGTTGTTGAGGAAATCCTATTCCTACAATCCAATTCCATAATTCTTTATAATTTGTCAACTCCTCATCAACCATAAATGTTATATTCAATGGTTCAAATGTAAGTTTATCTCCAGGCATTTGTTGGTCTAACAATGGAGTTGGAACCATAGCTTGTCCTAAATTTACGCCTGGAATCTGACAACTTGTGAGAAAAAATGTAACTAGAGGTATTCTTTCAATATTAAGACGCCAAGTAGTTCCACCAGCGTAATCAAATATTGTGGGTTGTTGTGTACTTGTATCAGCCATAATTTTACCTATACAAGTATTTAGGTAGGAAAAAGGGGGGTCTCTTTTACCCCCCCCTTTAATAACTCATGTATTACATGAGGTTACTGACTCGAACTCTACGATAGTAGTTGTTTGAGTTGACAGTCAAAGCTTCGGTAGCTTCTGTGTCAAAGTTTGCCATTGGATTAGCGGCCATACCATAACGTGTCTTGAAAGCAATCCTTGGTTGGAAATCAGCTTCCGAGACGGCACGGACCATTTGCAATGGTACGTATGGGCAGTAGAACAACCCAGCGTCATAGGCACTAGAACCACGATATCCGGCAACATACCAGTTGTTTGCCTGTGAAGCAGAAACAACGGAGTTGTATGGGTCAACATGAACCTTAATTCGATTACCAATTGTACCTACAAAGGTACTTCCGGCAGGACTAGGATCAACATTCAAGTTACCACTTCCGAGGTTACCACCTACATCAAGAGCACCAGCCATTGACAATGCAGATGCAACATCAGCGGAACACATTAGAATGTTACCTTTTCCTCTGCGAGTAAGGATTCCAATATCGTTACAATCACGCTCGATTTGGAAAATCAAACCCTTAAATTTCTCAACGGACCAACGACCATTAGAGTCTGTGTCCATGTCGAAAATACCAGCAGCTGAAGTTGCAATAGCACCTTTAACAGCGACTGTGTAAATTGTACGAACAACTTCACGATTGATTTCAGCAAGAATCTCAGTCGAAAGAATGTTTGACAATTCGGATTCTGCATCCAGACCATGAATAGCTTTCAGGTCTTGTGCAAGTTCCATTGTGTAGGAAGCACGTAAAGCACGTGTCCTAGCTGTGACTGTGGATTTCTCAATGGAGAATCCCATGTCTTGGAAAGCTTTAGGTGTAGTTGAACCTGTCGCTTCACCTTCAGCTGTTGTCATACCACCACCAGAATCATATGATCCAGAAGTAGTATCACCCCATGCACCAGCGCCACCGGCAGTTGTTGTTGCAGGGTTAGTTGCACCAGAATCGTTTAAGACACCTGGCTCAGCACCACCAAATACAGAACGTGTATTTGGAGTTTGACTTGGAACATCAGCTGTTGCAAGGTCTTGTGAAAGTGCAGCATTGAAAGGCTCGTTGAAGAGAGCTTCTGCACCACCTGTACCACCTTCGTCATAACGTGACTTCATGGCAAAAATAAGTCCTGTTGGACCACTCATTGGTTGAACACCACAAACATCATATGCCATCAAATTAGGCATTGACCGGCGAACTAATGAGATAAGAACTGGATCCCAATTTGAGACACCACCGGCGAGGTTTCCATCACCATTGGCCTCAGACAACATCATTGTTTTGTCTTTTTGGAGTTCTTTTTCTTGGTTTTCCAAGATAACAGAGGTAACCGCTCGTTTGTAAGAATCCGTAATCTCTGGGAGATCGGGATGATTCAAAACTGGTTGCCACTTCTCTTGGAGATGTTCTGAATTAAACATATATTCTCCTATAAAAAGTATTCAGATTATTTTTTTGACCGCTTAGCATCTTTTCCAATTGCACTTAAATACTGTGCCATTGAATTAGATACCTCTACAGTTTCTTCGGATGCATCTTCAGTAAGAACTTCTTGAGTTACTACTGCTTCTTCTGCACCAAAATAGCTTTCTCTGATTGTTTGAAGTTTTCCTTTATAGGTTTCTTCGTCAGAAAATTCTACATCCTCAACCAGACTTTGGAACTTCTCAGTTTCAGTATCAGTCATCCCATTAGCAACGTCAGCAATCATGGACTCTTTTACAAGTTCACCTTTTGCTTTTCTCAACTGGACATTTTCTTCCATCTGTTTGTTAAGTTTTTCTTCCAACTCTTCAATACGTGTTAAGTTGGATTCCAGAATGTCGTACTTCTCATCTGGAACATCAATGTAATGTTCTTCAAAGAGCGCTTTCAGTCCTGTGATAAAGTCTTCTGCAAT